GCCGGCGCCCTTGCCGATCAGCGTGTCGTCGAAGTACCACTCGATCTCGTCGCCCATTTCCTCGACGACGTTCTGCACGACTTGGCCGACCGTGGCCGTACCGGCACCGGGACGCTGATACTGAACGACCTGTACGATCGACCCGTACGACAGCTGCAGAAACACGCGCTGCGGGCTGATGATGCGGATCTTGCTCCGCACATTGCCGCCCGACTGGAACATACGCGTCTTCAGCGCGACGATCTGCGCAAGGATCCACAGCGCCATCTCGCCGTTGTCGTAGGTCGACACCGTCGTGTTGCCGTAACTGTCAGGCGGGAGCGTCACGGCGGTAGCCCCGATCGTGTTCAGCAGACCCTCGCCATTTGCCGGGTTGTAGCCGTACAGCAGGCCCGTGCGCATCTGCTGGAAGATGCCCTGACGCTGTGCGAGATCCTGCGCGGCCGGCAGACCGACCGAGTACGCGGCCGCGGCGGCTGTGTCGTGGTGGTCCCACTGCGCGCGCGTGCGGATCAGATACGTGGCCGTCGAATAGTACGTGGCGGTCAGCGTCGCCGACGGCAGCATGTTCGGCGCACCCTGCGATGCCTGCGTTTCAGTGCGCAGATCGAGCGCGTTGATGTAGACGAAGAGATCTTCGCTGCCGATCTTAACGCGCGGCTTGCCGCCCGGAAGCGCATTGAACGCGCCGGAGGCCTGCGCATAGGTGACGATCAGCTCGGGCTCCGAGAAGCTCGGCGCGACCTTTGCCTGTGCAGGAAAATAGTTGGCCATGTCGGAGGCTCCTTAGATCTGAATGATAGCGGCCGGACCCTGGGTCCAGGTGAGCGCACCGGTCCCCGAGTTGTAGCTGACGATCTTGCTGTTGGTATTGACGGACAGCACCTTGCACGCGAGTGCGCCGGCGCCCGAGCTGTATGCGACCAGTTTCTGGTTCGTGAAGTCCCACGAGACCTGCTGGTTGATCGCGCCCGTATCGAGGTTGCCAGCCAGCGTCGCGTCGCACTGCACCGCGATGCGCGCGTTCGAGCCGAGGCGGTAGAACATCGCCGTCATGCCCGCCGTCAGTTGCGGCACGTTGTTGCCCGGCGTCAGGATCGCGTTGTACGACCGGTTGATGACGGTGAAGCCCGTCACGCCGGCGTTGTTCGCGGCGATCACCAGCGAGTTGCCGAGGCCGTTCTGGTTCGGCGCGGCGACGTTCTCGGTGACGGCCATGCCGCCCCATACCGGCCCCGTGACGGACGCGGCAATGATCGCGCTCGCGAGCCACATGTTCGACGACGGATCGTCCATGACAGCGCCCTGGACATAGCCTTCCGTATCGGTACGGAAAGTGCCAGTCGGCGCGCTCGTCACCATCGGGTTGAACGAAATCGACATGGCTTATGCCCCCTTGGCTTGGCGGTTGAGCTTGCAGACGACGCCCGGTGCCTTAAAGTGCTGCATCCAGGCATCGATGTCACCGGTGAAGCGGGTGATCTGGCGCCCCGCTTCGTCACGCGAGACGATCGGGATAAGGCGGCCGGCAGGAGCCGATGCCGGATTGCGCGCGGCGACCTGAGCATCGGCGTAGATCTTGTCTTCGACCACCTTGAATGCGGCGCCGTCGAGCGAGTCGAGTTTGATGCCCTTCATGTCCGGGCTGTGCGCAGCCAGCTTCGAGGCGAGGCGCTTGCGGTATTCGATGGGGCTTTCGCCATGCAACGGCGCGGTCGCACTCTGCCCGAACATCTGCATGACCGAGTCGGCGCGCATCTGGGCCGAAGCCAATGCGTCGCGATCCTCGATCGACAGCGGCTTCGTCAGCGTCGACAGCGTGCCGTCCATGCGCTGAATCTGGGCGCGCAGCTCGGCATTCTCGCGGGCGAGGCGCTGCGAGTCGGCGCGCGCGGCGGAATCCGCGCGCTCTTTCTCTTCCTCGTCCTTCTTCTCGGTCGAGTTGGCCCGTTCTTCGTCGCGGTGCTCCGCCTCACCTGCCTTGATGGCAGCGGCGAGCTCGCCCTCGGCCTTCTTTTCGAGGGCCATTTCCTTCTCGCCCTCGCGCTCGGCCGCGACTTCGGCCGAATCCGCCGTGAGGGCTTCGCCGGCATCTCATCCCCGCCCTTGTTTTCGATGGCGTCCATGCGCGAGCAGACGCTATCCATGCGCTTCATCAGCGCATCGGCCCATGCCGGGACCTGTTCTTCCATACCATCCATTTCAGGATCTCCTGTGTTGACTCCGCTGGGCTCGCCGCCTTTGTCCCACACGCCCTCTTCGCAGATTGCGAGGTGGTCGAGATAGGACGGCTTGCCTTCAATGAGGACCGATTTACCGTCGACCTCGACGGCTTCGGCTGAGCCCGCGTCGCGGAAGATCACCGCGGGACTGGTCGACGCGTGCGACGTGCACATCAGTGCCGCCGCGTCCACGTCGAATATCTTGGCGATGCCCCAAACCTCATCGCCCTTGATGTACGGGAGCACGATCGTGCCGATTGCTCGTGCGCGATATTCCTCGGTGCTGAGAATCGATTTCTCGGGATGCTCGAAGATGACCGGCAGCCGTAGCAGCGCTCCCGGAATTCCTCGGTCAAGAAGTTCTCGGGCGGCCGATACACGAACTCGTCATGCTCGGTGCGATAGCTAGTGCCGGTGCCGGTGATGCGCAGGTCGAACAGCCAGACGTTTTCGTACTGTTGCGGGCTGCTCAGTTCGCCATCGCGAATCGCCTTGGCGACGTCAAGCTCGGTTGTGCCGCTTTCGGCGGAATCCGCGCGCTTATCGGCGTTCACGAATTCCTCGCCCGACCGATTTCGGAATGCCGAGCGTGCTGTGGCCGTGGGCCGCGCTCTCCATGGCACGGTGCTGCTTCTCGCTCACAGTCGGCATTTCAGGGTTTCCGGATTCGGGTTTCTTCGAGTGCCCGCCGACCTTTCTCGGTCAGCATCTCGGGCGGCAGATCGCGCAGGTTGTTCACGTACACGCCATAGCAGCGGCAGAAAGGCTCCTCGGCCGGCTGCGTGATCTCGTCGAGGTAGCCGTCGCCCTTTGTGATCAGCCCCTGCTGAGCGCCCACGAGCCGCGCACGACGTAGAAGCGCTTGTCGCGCTCCTTGTGGTCGGGCCGATAGTCGTACCCGGCCTGCCGCCAGTGCGAGCGCCACATCATCGCGATGGCCTGCGTCTGCTCGGCGATGACCGCGTTGATCGACGATACGAGCTTGTGCCCCTGGTCGATCGAGACGCGGCGTTCCTCGTAGCGCAATTGCCGGATCGGCTTCGCAATGCTCTCGCGCACGTCGGCCTTCTCGACCGCGCGCGAAGCCGCCGGTGGGCACCGATGGATACCCAGCCGGCGAGCGCTGCAGCGATTGCTCGACCGCGCGCTCGCGGTTCAGCTTGATCAGATCGACGCTCGCGCGCACGCGCTTGTCCAGCTCGGGGCGCAGCGACGGCGCAATCCGTTCGATCGTGAAGCGCGGCACGCCGGGGTGATACCGCAGCGCACCCGTCTTCGACAGCGTGCGGTGGAACACCGCGTCCATCGCGCTCTGCATCCGGTTGCGCATCTCGGCGTCCGTCCGGCAGATCGGTCATCGCGGCGAGGCGCAGCCGGCGCAGCCATTCCTGCAGCCGGGCCGGATCGTCATAGCCGTGCTCAGTGATGTCGCGAATGGCCTCGGTCAGCACGTCGTGAAACGTGCGGTTGATTGCGGGGCGGACGCTCATCGGCTACTCGTGCGACGATTCAACGATCGGATGCGGCTCGGCAGCGGCTGCGGTGGCTCGTACGATTTCAGCGCTTCGAGATCGATCTCGAGCGGCGCGGAGAACATCAGCTTGCGCTCGTTCATCACCTCGGCCAGCCAGCCGATCGCCATCGCCTTGTTCTCCGGGTCCAGCTCGGGGAGCATCACCTCGACGCACGCGATCGCGGCCTTCGTGATCACGTCGTCGGTCTTGATTTTCTCGCTGTCCGGCTCTACCAGCAGGTTCGGCCACGTCGCCGTGAAGGCGTTCTTCCACTCCATGAACGCCGTCGCATACGGCATGTTGCCGTACAGGCTCGGGTGCTTCCGCTGCATCGACGCGTAGAACTCGGGACTCCACGCGCGGCGCATCACGATCGGGTCGAGGAAGTCGTATGCCGGCCCCATCTCGATCCGCACGCGGTCGATGAAGCGCGCGATCAGCTTCGCGTCCTCGGTGCCCTCGCCGAACCCTTCGGTCAGCGTATCCTGCGCAAGCATCACGGCCGGCATCTTCGCCGACGTCGCGATGTTCTTGATCACGTTCATGCGCGCGAACTCGGCGGCGTCGCGGATGTTCTTCAGGTCGATCGACTCGATGCTTTCCTCGAGGCCGATCGACATCACGTTGCCCGTCTTCGCGCCTTTCAGCATGCGGCGCTTCAAGCTGCCCCAGGCGAGCGCAACCTTGTCGAGCACCGCGCCCGGCGACTTCATCTTGTAGACCAGCAGCCCCGACTTCTCGATGATCGCGTTGTCCGTGATCATCGCCTGCACGTACGACTTCAGCGGGTATAGCGCGCGCTGGTAGACCGAGCGACCCACGAAGCCGAACGCGCTGTTCGTCCACTCGATGTAGATCGGCGCCTCGTTCAGCGCGATCACCGCGCGCGACGGATGGTAGTCGTGGTTCGCGACCCGCAGAAACTGCGGCTTCTGGAAGTCCGGCGCGTTCGGGTTCTGATTCAGCACCAGCGAGCCAGCCGTGTTCAGCGGGTCGAGGATGTTGAAGTACAGGTCGAGTTCGTGCAGGCGCTCGATCGGCAGCGGTTCGTCCGTCGGGACATCGCGCGCGCCGACGATCAGCGACGCAATCCCGTAGACGCGCTTGAGCGTCATGAAGCTCTTGATGATCTCGTCCGCGCCGACGCCGCCCAGCTTCTTCCATTCCTTCTTGAACGCCTGCACGAGGTCATCCTCGGGCGCGCCGGGGATCGTGATCTCACGCTCCTGCGACAGCGCTTCCTCGTAAGGCGCCTCAGCCATCTTCGCGCCCAACGGGTGATAGCTGTAGATGACCTTGCACATCTCATACGACGGCGGCGAGCCAGGCTGCAGATCGTCAGCGCCAAGCAGGCGCATGAGCTCGGCGGACATGGCCGTGCCGACGTTCAAGCTCGCCTGCGAGCTGTCGTCCGCGTCGCCGTAGTAACCGCCCATTCAATAGCCCTCAGAATCGCCGAGGCTGATCGCCACGCCGTAACAGAAAGTGTCCAAAAGGTCCTGATGGTGCGGCGTCTTCGTCCCGAGACGGAAGCCGCATACCTGCGAAATCAGGTGATTCCGCGTCTGGCCCTTGTAGTTCGTGACCTTGTCGTGCGCGTAGCGGCTGATCTTCACCTCGCCGCGGTGCACGTAGCCGCTGACCGATAGCGCGCGCCCTTCCTTGCCGAGGTCAACCAGCTTTTCCTCGATCGGATGGAACGGCAGGCTGCGCCGTCTGGCCTGCTGCAGCAGCACGATGCCGCTCGCCTTGTCTTCGATCCAGCCGCCGAGACTGCCCTGGCGGGCGCCGACCTGCGCGGCCAGTTCCTCGCACCGTTGCGCTACCGTCGGCAGCCACGATTCGAGCAACGCACCCTCGATCTGCAGCACGTCCCAATCAAGGATCGTCAGCGGCGTGCCGGTGATGATGTTGCGCGCGAAGTACGTGACGGCCGTTCCGTCGTGCTCTAGGCCGTCCTTCAGCGCCGTGTCGACCACCGCGAACACCTGATCGCAGCGCGCCGGGTAATCGACCGGCTCGCCATCAACAAGCAGCGAGTCCTCGCTGAAGAAGGCGGCGCCGTTCCAGTCGACGAAGTCGGCGAGATACTCCTGCTGGTAGACCAGCGCGGGGTATTCGTCTTTCAGCTTCGCGACCGCTTCCGGATCGAGCATTGGATTCGATGCCGTCGGCGCGTGAAACTCGCGCCAGCCGAGCGTCTTGTCGGTGCACGCCTCGTAGAAAAAGTTCTCCGGGTCGATGCCCTTCGGCGTGCCCGCCATGATGGCGTGGCCTTTCCGGTCTAGCAGCGTCGGCGCGATCGCCTGTTCCCAGATCGAGCGCAGCCCCTTCGGGACGAGCGAGCCCTCGTCGATGATCACGCGGTCATAGAAGCGCGAGCGGCCCGCGTCCTCGTCCTGCAGCGTCCAGAACTCGATGCAACCACCCGAGTTCAGCTCGATAACCTGGTCGATCTTCGACTTCGAGTAGACGACCGGCTGCACCGTGCGCAGGATGCGCTTGTACGTCGGCAGGTTCAGCTTGTACGTCGGGCCGAACCAGCCAACTTTCAGTCCGTTGTACGACCATTTCGAGGCGCAGCGCTCGAGCAGTGTCGTCTTGCCGAAGCGGCGGCCGCAACGGATCACGACGCGCCGGCTCTCGTTGAAGGCGCGGCCGATCTCGGCCTGTTTCGCGTGGAGCTCCTGCAGCTTTACTGACTGCTTCATACGTCCGGGTTCGGATCATCGAGGCCGGGGCCGCCACCTTCTCCGCCTTCGGCTGGAGGCGCATTGCGCCAGAGGTCCGATCGGCGGTTCTTCAGCCAGAAGATAATCGCTGACGTATCCGGCGGGTAATGCTCGATGTATTCCTCGCGGATCACCGTGCCCTGGTACATGAAAAGCTTCACGGCCGGATGGCTGTAGCCGGTCGCGCGCTGAAACAACTTGTCCGCAACCTCGGCGTCCGCCAGTTCCTTCCCCGCTTTTAGGGACTCAAGAAACTCGGGATGAGCGGTCTTCCAATTGTTGATTGTCTGCTCGGTCACGCCGAAGAAATCGGCGAGTTCCTTGTCGATCGCACCTAGCCGGCAAAGCTTGCGCGCCTGCTCGGCGTACTCCGACCGATACGAACTGGGGCGACCGCCAGCCTTCGCAGGCGTATCAGCCCCGCGTTTGGCTGGCTTGTCCATAGTCATCAGTTAAGGTGCCCGCGCCTGCCGTTTTCGCGGCAGCGAGGACTGCCACCGGAACGACGCATCACGGACTGCGGCGGTTATCGCCGTGATCCGACGCACACTCACCGCTTACTACGTCGGGCGGTCCAGCATTGCGCCAGAAGGGGAAAAGAAAAAGCCCGCTCGAGGCGGGCGAATCCACGCTTGGAGACGCGGAGGAGACGTTGGTGAGAGCGGCCGGTGCTGATCTCCGGTAAGGGAATGCGGTGCCTTCTTCTCCCGATATTCGTTACTTCCACCCCTCGGGATCGGCCATGTTCCGGGGTCGCCTCAGCTAGGCGCATTCGCTCTCACGGCTGGCGACGGCAACCGTATGCGCGTCTAAGGCATTCAGCCCGTACACCGGGATTCGAACCCTGTCATCGCCATGCGTGAGAGGACCGGTTACGCCGGTCAGGCGGCGACACGCTAATTTTCTCCGCCCGTCACCGCAGTTAAGGATGCGGCTCCTTCTTTCACGGCTGCCGACTGCCTGTGCAGTCCCAAGGCTGGCCAGCTTTCCCGCCGCGTGTCGCAACAGGCTTGGCTTGCAGTATCAGCGCTCAATCGGCATGCGTGAAAGCGCCCGTCTGTCCGGGCTGCCAGGCCTGGGAGAGCCGACTTGCTCATTTTAGCGAGTGAAACGAAAAAGCCCCGCGCGGCTTTCACCGGCGGGGCTTACGAATCTTGCGGGCGCGACTCTCCACGCCTCGCCACAGATAATAGTCGATCCTGATTCAGTTTACAAGCCCCTCCGCAATCAATTTCGGCCGAAGCATCTGTTTCGCCTCCACGTAGTCGGATTCCTGCGCATCGGGATAGCGCGGGTTGTGCCATACCTTCGCCCCGACTTCCATGTTCTTCATCGCCACATTGACTGCGATCCGGTGCTTGATGCCAAGCTTGTGGATCAGCGGCTCGACGCGTTCGCCGATGGTCTTGCGGATCTGGTAGTCGACGAGATCGTTCAGGTCCGAGTGATCCATGAACTGGCGGCTGATCCGAAAATCCCGGCAGGTCGAATCCGATCCGGAATACGATCGCACCTCAGTAAAACCATTCGACCATCGATACCAGTGATATAGGATTTCGTCTATCTCGTCATATTGCGGAATCGCGACGGTGGCGGCTGTTTTGAATGATTCGGTAGCGTTCATCGGGTTTCCGTTGTTTGGCTGTTGGAGATTTTTCGAAGCTCGGCGCGGTAGAACGCCTTCATCTCGATGATTTCGGGAATGGTCAGCTTCAATGGCGCGTGCGGGCCTTCCAATCGCTCGACGGCCTCAAGGCCGATCTTCTGGACGAGGCCGGCGCGATAGGCGATCAGGTTGCCGGACAGGTGAACGTTGCACGGCCCGCACTGCTTGTTCACGTTGAGCGGATCGAACCGGACGGACGGGTTGGAACCAACCGATCGATAGTGGCCGGCATCCCACTGCCCTTTCCAACTGGCCGGGCGGCCGCAGGATATGCAGGGCAAATCAGCATCGCGTGCACGAATCCATCGGTTGAATACGGCCTGCAACTCCCGCAAATGTGTGCCGCGAGTCTTCGCCTTATCGAGCGCCTCACGCAATGATTTGCGCTCTGCGCGTTGAGCTCGAGCTAGCTTCCGCGCCTTCTCCTTCTCAGTCAGGGCGACGGCGCAGGCCGTCGAACAAACCTTCTGAAGCGATCGAGCCGGCGTGAAAACGACGCCGCACTCCCGGCATTTCTTCGGCTTGAGGGTCGCGCGCATCAGCACAATTCGGCCCTCGTCTCGGATGCAGAAAGTTGCGCAGCCATCTGTGCGAACGGATTCGATTGCTTCCGGACTCGCACCGCGACAGGCTTCGGCGCGTCCATGCGCGTGCCCAGTGCCCAGATGGCTTTCGGTCGACGCGTGGTCGGGATCCAGCGAACAATGTGCAACTCGCCCCGATGCCGAGCAATCGTCTTCAGGACGGTGCTTTTGTGTGTTTCCAACACGTCGCACAATTCATAAATCGACAGTCCCCCTGACTGCTGCAGGGCGATGCGCATACGCGGCCACAGGAGATTCTCGCGCGTCTCAATGCCAATATGGCCTACAGGGCGATGCAGTTTCCATCGACCAATTGCGCGACGGATAGCATCACTGCTGACGCCAGTTGCGGTCGCAATATCGCGCAACGGAACGCCCAATTCATACATCCGAGTAACGAGCGCTTTTTCGTTGGAGCGCCAGAAATGCGGGCTCATGCGACTACCTCATTTGCATCTTCACGCCGCTCCGTATCTGGCATGTATCCGCTGACGTGCGTCGGCCCGATGACGCCGCCGACCGGCTCACGATCCGCCGGCACCCCGCGGCCGAGCGCGGACGTCTGCTCGATCAGGAATCGCTCGAGCCGCAGCAGCCAGCCGTAGGCGTTCTTGTCGGCATCGGCCCGGAAAGCCAGATCATGGCCGTTCGGGTGCCCGCGCAGCTCCTGCCGGCTCAGCCGAATCGCTTCCTCATCTCGGCCACGCAGCGCAATCGTGAGCCGGCAGATCGTCGAAAATCGCTCGCGCAGCGCCAGCGTGATCGCCGCGTTCGCGCTTGGCGGCTGCTCGTGATGGCAGAAACACCACCACTGGCCGCCGCTGCCGAGAGTGCCGAGCAGCGGGCACCCATATGCGGAGCACATGCCCCAAGCCTGTCCGGAATCGTTCATGCCGCAACCTCCCGCGCCCGCTGGCGCATTACGCTTTCGCACTTCTCGAGCAACCACGCATGGTCGCGGCCCGGCGGGCAGACAACGCCCAGCTCGGACGCCTTGCGCTCGATGCCGGCCGGCGTGCGCTTCCACGAGTTGTCCTCGCGCTTCTGCTGCGCGGGTTTCGGGTTCAGCAGGTCCGCGATGATCCCGGCGAGATAATTCGGACCGACAGGCTTCTCAAGCCCACGAGACGCCACGACCGACAAAGCCGCGTCGAGAATCTCGTTCGTCACGCGGACGTCGTCGCCCCATGCAGCGATGTTCGGGTTCACGCTGTTCGCGCCGATTACTCCACGTTGCCGCAGGTAGACCGCGATCTCGACAGCTCTCGAAACCGAAGAAGCGCTGTTCGGCGTAGGCGCGCCTACCTCCGGTTGAAGCTGTGACGACGCTTCTAGGGGGTTATATGGAGTCTGGCTTATGGCTTCTGGAGTCTGGTTAGCCGTTGCGTCACGCGTGACAGGTTGTGTGACAGGACGTGATTCATATGTCTCATTGTCACGCCCTGTCACGCGTGACAGGATCGCTTGAAGCTGTTCGGTACTCGTGTCGTACGGCGGGACGATGTCGTGCTTTCGCAGCTCGTCGAACAGCTTGCGACGACGGTCACGATGGCGCCGCTGGCGATCGCGTTCGTTCTCGCGCTTGGCGTCGCGGTCGATCTCACCCTCTGCTGCATCAGCGATCTCGCGCTCGCAACGCTGCTGGATCCACGTGCCATCGACCAGCTCAAAGAATTCGCCGAGGACAACCTTCAGTGCGGCGACTTCATCGCGAGCGCGCGCGCCAATGAGGCGTGCAGCCTGGTCGTCAGGAATGCCGGACTCGCGCGTGTAGTAGACGTCGAGCAGGCGCGTATAGACGCCATGCTCGAGCAACGACAGATGCGCCGTGTCCTTCAGGTAGTCGCCGATGTGGCGCTTGTAGAAATTCACCGCGCCTCCTACTTGCGCATGAGCCAAACGAACAGCCCAGCGAGGATCACGGAAAGCGCGATCCAGGCGCTAAGGGCATACAGGAGCGTGCTCATGCCGTCACCTCGTCTTCGATGTCGTCGGTGATGGGGAGGCCTGACACAGGGCGAAGATATGCGTCTGGGAATGCGCGCTCTGCTATCTGGTCGTCACCCCATTTCAATCGATCCCCCCGAATGACCCAGCAAACTCCCCATCCCTCCAAGTCGGCCGCGATTCGCTTGCCTTCTCGGGTGACGAAGATTTCCCCATTCACTGCGAGTCGGACTACTTCCACGATCTTGCCGACACCTTTCCCGCACCGCGTACGAGTCACGATCGCGATATCACCCGGTTTGCAGTTCATGCCCGCCCTTCCTTGACGCGCTGCTGCTGCCGCGTCTCGAGATACTTGAACGCCATGCTCTCCAGCGCCGTCAGTTCGTGCGCGTCGACGACCATGGAATCGACCGGAACGACCTGCAGGCCGGCGGCGGCCAGAAGCAGCGCCCACCGGTTCAAGTCGTCCAGCGCGCGGCTGATGGTGCTAGCCGACACGCCCATGCAATCGGCCACATGCGCCTGCGTAACACGTGCAACCGCGCGCAAGATCTCGGATTCATTGCGTGCACCGAGCATGCGTGTGTTTTCGATCTCGGACGCCGAAACTGTTTCCACGGTACTCATGCGGGCACCTCGGATTTTTCGGCGCGAAAGCGCGGCGGCGTCCGGAGATACGCCCAATCGACTGCGGTGTTGAGGGTTTCGCACTTGACCTTGCCACCTGAGAACTTCTCGATCTCGGGGCAATGTTCCGGAGCGAAATTGCCTCGGCGAATGAAGTCGTAGATGGCGCCGCGCGACAGTCCGAGATGCACGGCCAAGGCGCTTGCGCCGCCGGCAGCTTTGACAGCATCACGAAGTTCCATCTGCCGCGCCGCGGAGAGGGTTTCTCCATCCATGGCGATTTACTCCAATTTGTGAAGGGTTGCTACACATGATAGGCGAAGCAACGCTACACACGCAAGTGTTAAGTTTCACTTCACTATGAATATGGGCTCGATCATCCGTCAGAAGCGCAAAGCGCTCGGTCTGACGCTTCAGGAAGTTGGCGATGTTTTCGGCATCACGCGTAGCGCAGTTGCTTCGTGGGAGCGCGGGGATACGCGGCCGGATCAGGACAAGCTGACGGCGCTCGCGCGCCTTCTCAAAACGTCTACGACATACCTGTTGACTGGCGACCAGCAGCATGACAGGCCGGGGCTTTATCTGCCGGCGCTGTCGAAAATGCAAGACGAACAAAATGACCTCGATCTATTCGACGTCAATGTCGTAGCGGGCCCGGATATTAAGGGGAAGCTTCCATTGATTTCGTGGGTGCAGGCGGGGAACTGGACAGAGGTTGTCGACAACTTTCAGCCGGGCGATGCAGAGGATTGGATCCCGTGCCCTTTCCGGCATGGACCGAACGCGTTCGTCCTGAAAGTCGTCGGTGAAAGCAATTACGATCCGACCGGACCGAAATCGTACTCGTCTGGCGACTACATCGCCGTGGACCCGAGTCGCGAACCGATCAACCGCAGCATGGTCGTGGTGCGCGTCGATCATGAAGACCGCGCCACGTTCAAGCAGCTGCTGATCGAGGAAGACGGTACGATGCTACTGAAGGCGCTGAATCCGAGCTGGCCCAATCGAGTATTTGAGATGCCGCCGGGTTCCCGCATCGTCGGCGTCGTCATCGGCAAATGGATACCGGAATGAAGCTGATCGTCGGAATGACCGTACTTCTATGCTCGCTCGGCGCGCACGCGGCGCCGACGCTCCCGGATGACTGCAAGGCTCCGCGGATGGATGCAATGGAGCGCTCGGCGATTCCGCAGCTTCTTGATCTCGAGCCTGGCACCGCGCAGATCAGGGCCATCCATACGATCGGCGGATCCGGCGCCTATGAATATCAGCCCGGCCTTTGGCGAATCGACTGCTGGATCGATGTGACATGGTCCAATGGCACTGTTGATCGCGACTTCAAGTTCAGCGCCTGGACCGACCGATACGGCGGCTACAAAGGAGCCTACGGGCCGCCGCGCTAATCCACCTTCAACAACGAATCCCGCCCAGAGCGGGATTTTTTTCGATCAGAAAGTGTAGCGACACTTGACATGATGCGAAGTATCTCTATACTTGACGTTGTGTAGCGACGCTTCACATGCGTCAACCGCCCAGGCGGCCCGCTCTTTAACAACCGAAGGTATGCAGGAGCCTCCCTCACGGGACTAGCCCTGCCGGCCGCATCCATGGCCGAAACGTGACGCAGACGAACCGCGCTAGGCCGCTGTACTGGCTACCGGTCGACGGCTGCCGAAGGTCACGAAGGGATGAATTCCCCGCCGGGTCGACCCGGAGCTGGCTCGGCCAGGTGTAGCCGCGGCGCCGGCGGGGAAACGCAACACCACCGCCTTGATGAGCGGACATGCAACCCCGCGTATCCGCCCATCAGTGCAGTCAGTACCGCCGGTCATGTCTCCCGGCAAACCTGTTAGGAGTGCATATGCTCAATCCTCACGTAACAGAGCGTGCCGCCGAGTTCTGGACCGATCGGCAGCAACGCGAATATGACGATGCTGCCGAAGCCGAAGAAGCTGCCTTCCTGCGCGCATCGGAAGAAGTCGAGTTCGACGACGTGATCGAAGCGATTTACGACCTGCCGGAGTCCTTCCGCAACAGGGTTTTCACGGCCTACCTCGACAAATCGGACCGCAAGCATTTCGTCTACCTGCTCGAGCTGCTGTTCGACGATGCGTTCGCTGCGGCAGCCGAGGGTATTGCGAAACGCAAGGGGTACTGACATGACGACCGCGATTATTGGTTTCGCGCTCGGGATTTTTGCCGCCGCCCTTCTGATGATTGCGGCATGCGATGTGTCGCGCAACCGTCATGGGAAACACTGACCAGCCCAGATAACGACAGGATACGACGATGACAACCGACACGAATACCACCGCCCCGCGCTTTACCGTCACGCTCGCCGCGCTTCGCAAAGCTGGCGCGTGCTACGACGGCTACAACAAGCTCGTTCGCTCGCTCCAGGGGCAGCCTTTCACCGATGAGGATGAGGGCCGCGCAAGCTATATCCGCTTCCGGCATGACGCTGAAATCCCCCTGCTCGACATCCTCAAGAGCAACGGCCTCGATGACGCGCTGTGGTCGCTTCGCTGCGTATCCGGCGCTGATCGCGATATTCGGCTGTTCGCCGTCTGGTGCGCACGGCAGGTCGAGCACCTGATGGAAGATCAGCGCAGCAAGGATGCATTGAACGTTGCGGAACGCTTCGCTAATGGTGAGGCCACTGAGGAAGAGCGGGTCGCCGCATGGGCCGCCGCAGGGAACGTCGCACGGGACGCCGCATGGGACGCCGCACGGGCCGCCGCAGGGGCCGCATGGGACGCCGCATGGGTCGCCGCATGGGTCGCCGCAGGGGCCGCACGGGAGGCCGCATGGGCCGCCGCACGGGCCGTCGCAGGGGGCGCCGCACTGGACGCCGCAGGGGCCGCACAAACAGAAATGTTCAAGCGTATGTGCCTTGGCACTGCACCGTGGCAACAAGGAAAGGTTGCTGCCTGACCAACCGCGCCCGCTACGGCGGTCAATCACACCACACCGAGGGATCACATGAACAAGATCAACGACGGGGGACCGGCGTTCGGACAAGTCGTCGAACTGCGATGCGTGCGCGTCGAAATGGACGGAAGCACCGAATGGGAGCCCGAAGCAATGGTTCACGGCGGCCTGACCGTCCGCGACTACTTCGCGGCGAAGGCGTTGACCGGACTGCTTGCTGAGCCGGTCAGCGAAGGCGTTTCGCCGAGTTCGATTCATTGCACGCCGGGTTTTGACGCCGAAGGCGCGCAGCCCGGCGATCGAATAGCCGCCGCCGCATACGCGCTCGCCGACGCCATGCTGCGCGCGCGAGGTGAAGCATGAACGAGATCACCACCATGCCCGAGCTCGAAGCCTGCGGATGGTTCGTGCGCACGAAGCGCACCGACGTCGATGCGGCTGGCTGGCTCGTCGCCGACTGCTCGGCGGCAAATGACCGCGGCTCTATGCTCGCGACGCTGTTCGCCGCATCGCCCAACATGGCCGAGATCCTCGAAATCATCGCCGCCGACGCTGATGCCGGGGCGATCATGCTCACCTCCGGTGTTCGTCTTGCGATCGACGCCGCGCTGATCAAGGCCGGCCGGAAGAAGGCGCCGGAGCCGGTGCGGCACGTGACGATTGCGGGGGTGCGTGATGAGTGATCGCGAACTGCTCGAACTGGCGGCGAAGGCGGCCGGTATGGACTATCTCGTGTGGACTTCGGGACCGTCGCCAATCGTTCCTGCACCGCAGAGAATCGGCGGACGCATGGCATGGAATCCAATTCACAACGATGGTGACGCATTTCGGCTCGCGGCACAGTTGAATCTCGACATTCGATTCTCTTGGTACGACGACACAACCGCCGTGTTTGTCGGCGGAACTTGGGATGACGCGCCAGAAGCGGTGCACGCGCTATTTGAGCGAGACGTCCTCGCATCCACGCGCCGCGCCATCGTTCTCGCAGCAGCGGAAATCGCCAAGGCACGGGAGGCATGATGCGCGCCCCTCTCAACAGCCCAACACCTGTATTGCGTGGTTACAACCGATCGGTTGTATCGCGCGACTGGTTCCCGCTCGCGGTGATCGGCGCACTGTACCTGATCGCGTGCGGCGTCGCGCCGGCCTATGAACTTCTCGCAGGGATTGCACGATGAACCCGATCACCTACCTGTGCGGCGCGCTCGACCGGCTGTTCGAACGCAATCCGATCTGCGCGATGGCGCTGATGATCGTCCTCGCCTTCGTCTGCATGATCGCGATCGCGTATCTCAACCAGGACAGCGCGTCCGTCACCACTATCAACGCGAGGTATGCGTGATGGGCGAGATCGCTGAATCGATGCTCGACGGCTCGTGCTGCCAGGTGTGCGGCGAGTGGCTCGGCGAGGCCGTTGGCTATGCCGTCACCTGCGCCGCGTGCGGCGACGGCGAGCCGTTGATGTCGGACGGCCAGCAGCGCCGCGCGCGCAACCGCGAACAGTCGAATCTGCTGCTGCGCGAGAACGGCTACGAGTTCGACGAACGCAACGGCGCGGCGCACCTGATCGTGCGCACCGCGCGCGGCACGATCGATTTCTGGCCCGGCACCGGCAAATGGATCACGCGGTTCGAGATCGACGGCCTTAAGGTCGAGGATCGCGGCGTGTTCAACCTGATGAAGTTCGCGGCGCACGCGGGCGCCGCGGTCGATTCGCCGCTCGAAATCCAGTGGAAGCCGCATATGACCGCGCTCGCGCTGCTCGCGTACCGCAACGCGGGATTCATCGTGACCGGTGCGCCGGCTGATTCGCAGGGAGGTGACACATGCTGATCGAACACCTCGACATCGACGAATACCACGCGCGCGGCGAGATTTCGAAGTCGCAGCTCGACACGATCAACGTGTCGCCCGCGCACTTCTGGGCGCTGCATCGCGATCCGCAACGGCCCGCGCCGACCACGCGCGGCGGCCAGCTCGAAGGCCAGCTCGCGCACTGCGCGATCCTTGAGCCCGATGAGTTCGACAAGCGTTACGTGCTCGGCCCAACGCTGAACCGCAACACGAAGGCATGGAAGGAGTTCGTCGACGAGAACGCCGGCCGCATCGCGATCCAGCAGGACCAGTACGACACCGCGTGGCGCCAGTCGGACGCCGTGCGCGCGCTGCCGGAGATACGCGAGGCGTTGTCGCGTGGCCGCGCCGAAGTGTCGGCGTTCTGGACCGACGAGGAAACCGGCGTCGAGTGCCGATGCCGACCTGACTGGGTACACGACTGCGGCGACGCCGGCGTGATCCTGCTCGACCTCAAGACGTACAGCATCGCGAGCCCTGGTGAGTTTCGCCGGCAGGTCGCAAGAAAACGCTACGACGTGCAGGCCGCGCTCTACAGCGATGGCTATGCGAAGGCATCAGGCCGCCCCGTGCTCGGCTTCGTGTTCGTTGCTGTCGAGACGGAATACCCGTTCGCCGCGAACGCGTTAATGCTCGACGAAGAAAGCCTCGAATCTGGGCGCACGAAGTATCGCAAGAACCTGCGCACGTACGCCGAGTGCATGCGCACCAACACGTGGCCTGGGTATTCGACGGGCATTGACATCATCCGCCTGCCGCAATGGGCACTCATCACCGAGGAATAAAAACCATGGGTCAAACCACCAACATCGCCAAACTCAAGCAGACCTCCAAGATGGTCGCGCGCGATGCCGGTATCGGCAGCGTGAAGCAGTTCTTCGAGTCGCAAAAGGCAACGCTCGCCGCGGTGCTGCCGAGCCACGTCAGCCCGGATCGCATGCTGAAGATCGCGCTCGGCGCGCTGCGCACGACGCCGAAGCTGATGGAGTGCACGGTCGAATCACTGATGGGCGCTGTCGTGCAGTGCTCGCAGCTCGGCCTCGAACCGAATACGCCGCTCGGCCACGCCTACCTGATCCCGTTCGAAAAGAAAAAGAAGGTAGGCGGTGAATGGGTGACGGAAAAGGTCGAGACGCAGATCGTCATCGGCTACAAGGGCCTCATCGATCTCGCGCGCCGTTCCGGCCAGGTCGTCAGTATCGCCGCGCATGCAGTGTACGAGCACGACCACTTCGACTACGCGTTCGGCCTCAACGAAAAGCTGGAGCACAAGCCGGCCATGTCCGCGCGCGGCCGCGTGATCGCTTTCTATGCCGTCGCGAAGCTGGTCGGCGGCGGCCATGCGTTCGAAGTGATGAGCGCCGAGCAGGTCAACGAGATTCGCGATGCCAGCCAGAACTACAAGTTCGCGCGCGACAAGGAAAAGACGGTCTGGGGCCAGCACTACGAGGAGATGGGCCGCAAGACCGTGCTGCGCCGCCTGTTCAAGTACCTCCCGGTGAGCATCGAGCTTGCGAGCGCGGCTGCACTCGATGATGTCGGCGCATCCGGCCGCTCGCAAGCTCTCGACACCGTGCTCGATGGCGACTACATCACGCCGACCGACGACGAGCCGGACGACGACGGCGAGATCGATCCGCCGTCCGGCCTGACAGATCAGCGCCAGCAGCAACGCGACATGACCCTGCCGTCCTATGACGACCTGCTCAGCCAGATCCGAAACGCGAAGGACGAGGAAGTGCTCGCCCTCGTGCTGGACAGCGCTCGTGATCTCCCGCAGACCGAGTACGTGAAGCTTGAGCAGGCGTATCAGGATCGCCGCGAAGTGCTGCTCAATGCGTAACGGGGCACCGCGCGGCACCCGTCGCGCGCCATTGAGGCTTTATCTGTAGAGGAAGCGATGGACCTTCGTTTTGGATCGGTGTGCAGCGGTATCGAAGCGGCGAGCTGCGCCTGGCATCCGCTCGGATGGAAAACGGAGTTCGTCAGCGAGATCGAGCCGTTCCCGAGTGCGGTCCTCGCGCACCACTACCCGACCGTGCCGAACCTCGGCGACATGACCAAATTTAAGGAATGGCCCGATGCAGCTATCGATCTTCTCGTCGGCGGAACTCCCTGCCAAAGCTTCAGCGTCGCCGGACTCCGAAAGGGACTGGCTGATCCGCGTGGCAACCTCATGCTCACCTATCTTGCCATTGCTGAACGCTACGCTCCCCGCTGGCTGGTATGGGAAAACGTCCCCGGCGTCCTGTCGTCGAACCGCGGCCGGGACTTTGGAACCTTCCTCGGAGGGCTGGCAGAACTCGGGTATGGGTTCGCCTACCGGGTTCTTGACGCTCAGTTCTTTGGAATTCCCCAGCGACGCCGCCGTGTGTTCGTTGTCGGACATCTTGGAGACTGGCGACGTGCCGCAGCGGTACTTTTTGAGCGCGAAAGCCTGCTCGGGCATCCTGCGCCGCGCCGGGAACCGAGGCAAGGAGTTGCCCCGACCCTTAGCGCACGCACTAAAGGCGGTGGCGGACTCGGAACCGACTTCGAGTGCGATGGCGGCTTGATAGCTCACGCCCTTCGCGGCGAAGGTTTTGACGCGAGCGAGGATGGAACCGGGCGAGGTACGCCGCTTATTCCGGTGCCGTATGCGATCCAGGCTGGCGCGCTGCGCGAGAACGTCGAGTGTGGACCGGATGGTATCGGCGTTCAGGAGCGAATCGCCTACACGCTGGAGGCGCGCGCCGAGGTCCAAGCGATTGCCTTCGACTGCAAGGCTTCCGGACAGAACGGATTCGGTGTAGGCGAGATTGCGTCGACGATGCGCAGCATGGGGCACGCGAATTCGCATCAGAACGGCGGCGGTCATCTGGCCGTGGCTGTGAACATTCGCGGGCGCGAAGGCGGCGGAACGGCCGAACTCTCGGGAGATATTGCAACCGCGCTTCGCGCGAGTCAGGGCGGAGGCGACAAGCTTCATGCACTCACCGGTTCGGCTGTTCGCCGTCTGACGCCGCGGGAATGCGAGCGCCTACAAGGATTCCCTGACGACTACACGCTCATCAACGTTCGCGGCAAGCCCGCCGCAGACGGCCCGCGCTACAAGGCGCTCGGCAACAGCATGGCGGTTCCTGTCATGCACTGGATCGGCAAGCGTATTGAGCTCGTCGAATCGCTCACCAACTGAGGAAACCACCATGAACGACCAACCATCCAACCGCATTGATGCGTCCTACAGCGACGCCGAGAAGGCCGAGGACATGCGCATGATGCGAATCGTGCTGGACGACTACACGCGCAACGGCATCGCCACGATGACCGATTCGGAAAAGGTCACGTACCTGTCGGCATCCCTGCTTTGCGCCTACCAACTGATTCGAAGCGTGGCCGGCGACGAGTGGGTCAGGGGTTGGCTCGAAGCCGCTTTGTACGACGTGAAGAACAACCCGTGCGCGGTCGAAATCCGCAAGCCATCCTGACTCGAGGCCCACCATGACGACCAAAAACGACACCAACTCGACTCCCGAAGTGCGCGTCACGTGGAGTAAGGATAACGAGTACTTCTCATGCGATGACCTCTGCGAACTGCTCGATATGCACGATGAACTCACGGTCGGCGATGTTGTGTACTACGGCGACGTTGCACCGATTCCGACCAAGCACCTGTGCGACGCAGACGACATTATCGACATGATCGGCGAGCGGGCGTATGACGAAGTCGGGGAAGCTGCCGACGGCTATCCGGACATCGCGCCGGAAGCCAAGGCCGAGTTGGACGCACTGATTGCTGGCTGGATCGAGAAACATGCGAAGCCGACGTTCTACAGCGTCATCAACGTGCGCGAGCACACGATCACGGCGGCAGACATGGAGGGCCGGGAATGAACACCACCGACAAGAGCCGCGCTGATGTGCTGACCGAGGCCCAGCGGAAAGCGCTGGAAACCGCCGTGAATGTGCTCAACATCAACTGGGAACACGAGACGGCAAACGAATTGTGGGAAGCGTTCACTGCCCCCGTTTCGCAGCCCGCAGCAGAGCCGATCGACGCGCCGAGCGTCAACGAGACCATCACGTACAGCGGTGACTCGCTCACGCTGTCGGGAGCGCAGTTACTTGAAGCACTCGACTTCATTGCGCCGGATCGCGATGCCGATCAGCTCGAAAGCGAAGTGACGATCCAGTACGGCGAAGGCCACACCGGCAAGGGGATGTATTGCTGGTGCACCGAATATCCGGAAGAAGGCGCGATCTTCATCGACGGATCGACAGCGATCCCGACCGAAGCTGCACCCGCACCCTCGCCGGCGGACGAGCGGGCGGCGTTCGAATCGCTGAAAGGAGCATGGCAATCGATGCCGCCGTTCGATGTGTTCTGCGCAGGATGGCAAGCAGCGCGCGCCTCCTCTGCCAACGAGACGGGGGCGGAAGGGGCGCCTGTCGCATGGATGAGCATCGACGATCCGCGCGACTGCATCTCCGACGCGAAGAAGCGCGACATGATCGAGCATGCCGGCGCACCAGGCGCGCGACTGGCTGAGAAATATTCGATCGCGCTCGGCGTGATCACCCCCGCGCAGGCGGCCGAACCGTGCGCTTGGCTGGTCGAATGGACGCCCAATGTTTCCGACAAGGTATGGGCTCAATCATTCGTGAACGAACTTGATGCGATCAACAAACAGCGTCAGGTCGGCGGCCGGATCATTGCTTGCGCGCCCATCAACGCACTTTCTCATGCACCCGCGCAGGCGGCGGAACCGATGCCGGCCCCGGCCGGATGGAAGCTTGTGCCTGTCGCACCGACTTTTGAGATGTGCCGCGCCATGGAGGAAGCGATCGATGCGGGATGGAAAGATTCCATCGTATGGGCGAGAGGAATCGCAGCCGCCCCGCAGCCTCCCGCGCAGGCAGACGCTCAATCGGATAAGGGGTAAGGCATGAACAAAGTCACCATCACCGTTTCGGGTCGCGTTGGCGTGGGTAAGTCTGCCCTCTGCGGCGAAATCGAAATCATGTGCCGCGCGCTCGGCCTGCAAGTCGAATGGACTGGCGGCCAAGAAGAAAAGAACCTGACGCAGGCTGATTGGACTGAGGCACTTGAAATGTATCGGCCCGAGGTCGTCATCGTCGAGCAGATCGAACGAGTTGAACCCGTCACTGAGACGCATGGAGCGCAGGCATCCGCTTGGGAGGGTCTGACGCACGCGCAGCGCGAAGCAATTGAATATGCCGCACGCTGGTTGGAAGAAAACGTCAGTAACCGATACGCATATACAGCCGTAAAGCAATTGCGCACCCTTCTCGCCGCCCGCGCAGGAGAAGCATCATGAAAGAGCCGATTCTGTCGCGCGAGGAAGTCAAAGCGCTGTACTCCAAGCACATCGCCAATCCATACGATCTTCTGCCGCGTCATGTGGAGGCGTTCGTCGCTGACTACGAAGCCGCCGTTCTGGAGAGGGTTTGCGGGAAGCCGATCTATCAGGTATGGATCGAGGAAACAAGCTCGTACGCCGATGTAACGGCTGAGTATTACGCCGAACGCTTACCGAGCAATCGCCGCATCGTCTACGCCATTAACCGGAGCAAATCATGACCCGCTACTGCTCAGTCTGTTGTTGCAAGCGCTGGTTCACTGATGCTGGTGATTGTGTGGTGTGCATCGGTTTGTTCAACGACGCTTAAGGGGCCGATCATGAAGATCACCGATGACATGCTGACGGAGTGGTTTCCAGCCGATGTGAAGCCGGTTCATATCGGCGTCTACCCGGCGTGCATGGAGGTCGTCACGGATCGGTTTGGCACGTCTCATATCGAATATGGATTTGCTCGATGGGACGGTCAACGATGGGGCTTGATGCAATCAGATATTAAGTCTGCTGAGCAGAGCGTTTTCCTCGCCGCATCGCAGGCCAAGTCTTGGCGCGGGCTCAAGGAGAAGCACTATGGATGAGCGCGAGATGTTCGAATCCCACTTCGGCATTCCTGTGGAACAGCGTCGCAGCCCATCTGCAGGGGGTTATGCGCAACGCGAATATCAGATGATGTGGGCCGGTTGGCAAGCCGCCCGCCGCACCACTCCCGACAGGGACGCCATCATCGAGGAATGCGCGAAGGTGTGCGAAATGGAGCGAGAAGCGCTTCGTAAGAATGAAGCAGTTTGGGATGCCAATCCGAACTTGCGGCCTGACGAAGATTACGTTTCAGAGTGGGAGGCGTCTGCATGTCGGGGCGAGGAATATGCCGCTGCCATCCGCACCCTCAAGACCGCCCCCACTAGCGATCAGGGAGAGAAGTCGTGATCAGAAAAATCTTCGAGATCGTCGGGGCGATCTACATCATTCTGGCCGTGCTCAGTTCGATTGATGTCATCGATTTCCACAACTGCATTTCCAATGCTGGCAAATGTCGCGTCAGCGTTGAAAAGGAAGCGAAATGATCGACACCGACAAGATGAAAGCGCTGGCCCTGAAAGTCGGCGGCGTTGAATGGTATGAGGGCGGAGATTCCGTTTGCCTTCCCGATGGGGACACTATCGCGTGCTGCCAGTCGAGCATCGGGCATATGCCGGAGCCGATTCATTACGACGATATGGTCGAGTATCTGGTATCCGTCAGTCCTGCAAAAATCCTCAAACTCATTGACGCTTTTGAAGCCGCAGAACGTGAGAGAGAACAACTCCGAGCCGAGCTGGAAGCCGCTGCTGCGTTCGTTCAAGACGTGTCGAAGCAGAAGCCCGAGAGGCCGGATTACTGGAGTTCATGCAGCCAGTGCGAGCACAACATCGATCGCGCGCAGGACTTGCTTGAAAAGCAGGCCGCCCTCTCCCAACGCCAGGAGGAATCGTGAGCGAACTGAAGCCTTGTCCGTTTTGCGGCGGCTCTGTATCTCTTGAGCGCGCGCGTAGCACCACAGACTTTATCCACGGGACGCGTCAATGGTGGGGCGTAGTTTGCCGGAACACAATCAATCTCGGCGGCACATGCGCTATCGAGCAGCGCCCTAGTGCATCGCCGGAAGCGGCTATCGAACGTTGGAACCGCCGCGCCCCTGCTAGTGAGGGAGAACAGAAATGACCAGCCGCCGCATCAACGGCACCGCCGTCTACGAAGTCCTGCTCACCGGAACACACACAGCCAGTCAGATCGCGACGAAGCTTGGGACGTCGACCGCGTTCGTCCAGTGCTTCCTCGACACGCTGTTCTACGCCGGTCGCATCCGGATCGATCGGCGCGTGCGCACGGACACGGCGTACGAGGTGACGCCGGCTGCGATGCCGCGCGCGCCACTCGACATGCCGGCCGCCGGGCCGCGTCTCGCACCCAACCTGCAATCCACGCTCGCCGGCTACGATCGCGAGATCAGCCGCCGCGTCGAGCTCGCCATGACCACGAGGGGAAAATGAATACCGTCTTCATCCTGATGGCGCAGTACGGCGCAACGGCCGTTATTCCTGTCGAGTGTGTCTGCCGGGACTATTTTTCGCATCTGACCGTTCCGCAGTTCGTCCGAAAGGTCAACGCCGGCGAGATAGCCCTCCCGCTCGTGCGCATGGAAGGTTCGCTGAAATCAGCCAAGGGCGTGCACGTCGACGACCTTGCAAAGTGGATCGACGCCCGGCGGGCCGCAGCCGTCAAAGAGTGCGATCAACTCTGCGGTCAATGCTGACCGGTCCTACGCGAGTGCTACACGGCATTCCGCATCCCCCTGCGCAGCCTTGCTAGCCAAGGCTGCCGCTTCTTTACCCGGTCCAGTCGAGCATGGGCGCGACGGAAACGCGGCGGGGAGGAAGCGAAGACGAAGCGGACATGGAATCGGGGCAACAGGCGGCGCGGGAACAACCGGGCATTTTACCGCAACCGGCGCACGCCTTGCCGGCGCCGCTAACGCGCGCTCGCGTCGCCGAGTTCCGCGTCGACCGCGCGCCGCGCTTCGTCGAGCACGCGTTCGATCACGCGCCGCTCGGTCAGCAGAATCCCGTCGACCTTGACGAGCCGCCAGTCGATGCGCACCTCGCCGCGCTCCAGCACGCGATAGTGGACATGCTCGCCGTCCCACACCTGCTCGGTCTTCACCTCGATCTCGAAGCCGCGATAAGGCTCGCTGTAGTCGCCGAGATCGCTGCCTGTCGGTTCCAT